TCTATTTAAGAAAACATTTAAGAAACACGGCAAAGCTATACCAAAACTTGGTCCAGACGCTGAAGCTGTATTGAAAGATATGCAAACGGACATCAACGTGCCATTCGTACTGAACCTACGAAGAGGAGAGTTAGAGTTGGTGGCTAAGACAGTAATGCGTAAAAAGAATTTCAAGACTCCTGACCGCGAATTGGCGGTTGAGATGGCAAAACGCAATACTCCTGGAAAGGCTGGTAAGGATTTCGGAAAAATGTTTGAGGCAGCTACGCCAGCATCCGAGAATAACGGAACACCATTGAAGAAAGTGAACGAAACTCTGAACAAAGTTAAAGGGTTGCGTCACATAATTAGAGGTTGATTATGTTTAAAGTATATCTATTTTTGGCACTATTCGGTGCTGTAGGCGGTGCGTTATATGGCGCATACTCGTACTACAAAGACTCACAAGCGCGTATCTCGCAATTGACTGCTAATAACGCCACTCTTAAAGCAGCAAACGAAACCAATCAAGCGACTATAACACAACTGCAGGCAACTGCTGAGTTGCAAGCCGCATTGAGCAAAGACCTACAAAGGAATCTGCAAGAAGCTGAACAATATCAAGATAAACTGATCAATCAGCTACGAAAGCACGATTTGACAAAACTGAGTTTAAAGAAACCTGGATTGATTGAGACGAGAATAAACAATGGAACACAAAAACTTTTTGAAAGTATTATGTCTGATACTGCTAAGTAGCATTGTATCTGGGTGTAACACATATAAGGCGCTGACAGAAACCATCACACAAACTGAGGTTGTGAAGGCGAATGTACCTATTCAAGAGAGACCCAAGAAGGTTGACTTGAATAGCATCAATTGGTACGTTGTGACTGAGCGCAATCTGCCCGAGTTTATAACTCGTTTTGAGGGCGAGAACGGTGCGCTTGTATTTTACGCCATGTCCGTCAGAGACTATGAGACTTTGTCACTAAATATGGCTGACTTGAAAAGATATATTCTACAACAAAAAGAAATAATAATTTACTACGAAAAGTCTTTGACTGAAGACGATAATGAGGAAACTAACGTTGGATTACAATAGAGCACATACAGCAGCATGGTTAGCAAGAATCGCATACCGAAACGCCAAAGGAATTAAAGAAGGGTGTAAGCGGTTGGGGATGTCTGGTAAGCTGGTCTCTAAAGATGGTGCTGAAGTTGTTATCGCCAAGAAAGCTGGCGAACTTTGGTTTGCGTTTCGTGGCACTGAGCCAACTGTGTTGAATGACGTTTTGGCTGATCTAGACTTGTTTACTCACCGAGCTAAATCTGCGGGCAGAGTACATGGTGGATTCCAAGATGAAGTTGACGAGGTCTGGGCTGAGTGCCTGAAAGAAATCGACAAGAACGCCAAGCTGAAGAAACCAAAAGCTCTATTCTTTACTGGTCACTCATTAGGGGGTGCGATGGCTACTGTTGCCGCCAGTCGATGTGAATCTGAAGAATTATATACGTTTGGTTCGCCAAGAGTCGGTAATCGTAAGTTCGTAAATGCTCTTACATGTCCGCACTATCGTTTCGTAAATAACAATGACATTGTATGTAAAGTTCCACCTGCTTTGTTCGGGTTCAAGCATGACGGTGAGTGCGTATACTTTAATGCTTATGGTGAGCTCAGAGACTTGTCTACTTGGCAACGATTCAAAGACTTCTTTCGCGGTATTTGGGCGGGTTGGAAACAGGGTAAGTTTTTTGATATGTTGACCGATCACGGCATATGGAACTACACAGATCTCATAGAAAAGAATAAAGAACAAATAGAGGTTGACAAATAACATGTATTGGTTTATACTTAAATCTATCCTTGGTTCAATTATTGGCAGTTCGTTCTATAACTGGTTCAAGAACACTAAAGTGGGCGTTTGGTTCCAGAAACACGTCGATAGCACCATGGAATATCTCGCTAAGAAATATGACATAACTATAGCTACACGTGAAGAGAAATGGTTGGCGGAATACCCTAATTTGGCGAAAAGAATTAAGCAATTAGAAGAAAACAACGAGTTATAAGAATTCAAGTATTAATAAATAACTCTAAACACCAATAAACAACTAAATGAAAGAGCGCCAAATATGCCGCCTACAAATGCAAACCGAAACTATATAGAATATACCGGCACAGGCATGGAGCTTTTTAATTTGTTAGAAGAACGGCGTTTAGAAGCCCAGCAGCAACAAGATATTCTACACAAAAGGATTGGCGACTTGCGTGAAGACCTGCAATCAGAACTTTCGCAATCTCATAAAGAGATAATGAGCGAAATTCGAGAGATGAAAGAAGAACAGCGCGAACATGCAAAAGAAATGTCTAACCGCGTGAGTAAGCTAGAACAATGGAAATGGCAAGCAGCTGGCGGTATTGTTGTCATTGCATTCCTTTGGCAAGGTCTTCAAGAAACGGCTGCAGCAACGGGAATGATTTTATAATAAACGCTTTACATTTGAGATAAACTATATTATAATAGGTACATGAGTAATTATATTGAAACGAAATACCTAAATCTTGTATCTGCGCAACTTCTACAATTTAAGCGCAAGAACGACAATCTTTGGAACTTCCGATGCCCTTATTGCGGTGATTCACACGCCAATGAGAACAAGGCTCGCGGTTACGTCTTCCTAAAAGAAAACTCTTATATATTCAAATGCCATAATTGTGGGCAGGGCGCATCGCTGAGCAATCTGATCAAGCATGTCAACCCCAATCTCCACAAAGAATATACTATGGAGAAGTTCAAGGACGGCGGCGGTCATAGAAAACCAACTATGACCGGAAAGACAAAGACCGACTTCGGATTCAAAAAGAAGGCAAAATACCTAAAAACACCTCTCGGGAAACTGAAGAAGGTGTCTCAGTTGTTGGCAAACCATAAGGCGAAGTTGTATGTTCAGTCTCGTGGAATACCAACAAATTATCATTATAAATTATTCTACGCACCAAAGTTCTATGAATTTGTTAATCAGTGCGTTCCTGGCAAGTTCCCTAACATCAAGTTTGACGAGCCGAGAATCATTATCCCATTTATCGACCAAGATGATAACTTGATAGGGTTCCAGGGAAGAGCGATCGGAAAGTCAGACCTGAAGTATGTGACAATTATGATCGACCCAGATGCTCCGAAGATTTTTGGTCTTGATACAGTTGATCTGACTAAACCTATCTACGTTGTTGAAGGTCCAATTGATAGTATGTTTGTCAATAACGCAATTGCTATGGCTGGCGCTGATATGAGCGCCCTCGACGGAATTACTGCTGAATATATTTTCGTGTATGATAATGAGCCTAGGAGTACGCAGATTGTCAGAAGGATTGAAAAGGCGGTTGACCAGAACCATTCTATCGTTTTATTTCCAAATAATATGCAAGAAAAAGATATAAATGACATGATATTGTCCGGATTGAGCGTTTCTGAAATTTCGGATATTATAAGTAATAACACCTTTAAAGGGTTGACAGCGAAAGCTAAATTATCACAATGGAGCAGGGTATGATATTGTCCGAACATGAAAATGAAGATAAAACATTGAAAGCTATAGTTCACGACTCTTGGGTCGGGTTGTACGAAAAGGGCAATTTAATACAAATCGTTGAGCATACCATGCTTGGCAATCCCGAAGACTTGGCAGAAGACTTCTGCTTAGGCAAATCAGAATTTAACAAATAAAAATTATAAGGCGAATTATATGCTTGGATTTTCGAGCAAGCACTTAGGTGTGCGTATTGATTACACCCGTGACGAAGTTATGTCTGAACAGGCAGTTAAACTCCTCACCGACTATTATTGTAGAGAAGAAGAAAAATCACCCCAAGAAGCATTTGCTCGAGCGGCAGTCGCATATTCGTATGGGGATAAAGAACTATCTCAGCGCATTTATGACGCTGTGTCGAAAGGTTGGTTTATGTTCTCTTCTCCTGTACTTTCTAACGCTCCTCTTGAGGGTGAAAAAGTAAAGGCGCTTCCCATTTCTTGTTTCCTCACATATGTGCCGGATTCACTGCAAGGTTTGATTGACCATAGCGCCGAGCTGCGTTGGTTATCTGTAAAAGGCGGGGGTGTTGGCGGTCACTGGTCTGATATTCGTTCAGTTTCGGACGTGGCTCCTGGTCCAATGCCGTTCTTACACACGGTAGATAGCGATATGACCGCATATCGGCAGGGCAAAACGCGCAAGGGTTCGTATGCGTCATATATGGATATTTCTCATCCGGATATTGTTGAATTCATCAATATGCGTATCCCTACAGGCGATGTGAACCGCAAGTGTTTGAACCTACACCACGCCGTTAATTTGACTGACAGTTTCATGGAAGCTGTGAAGGCTAATGCTGATTGGGACCTGAAGGATCCGAACAGTGATGACGTTCGCGAGACGGTTAGAGCGCGGAGATTATGGGAACTTCTACTAGAAACACGTTATAGAACAGGAGAACCATACCTAAACTTCATTGACACAGCAAACGCAGCCCTGCCTCAATCACAGAAGGATCTGGGACTAAAAATCAATGGTTCCAACCTTTGTAATGAGATTCATTTAGCTACTAATGAAGAACGTAGTGCGGTCTGTTGTTTGTCATCTTTAAACTTGGAGAAGTATGATGAATGGAAAGATACTACGCTTGTTGCTGATCTTGTGCGTTTCCTTGATAACGTCTTGCAGTTCTTTGTCGACAATGCAGGGGACGAAATCTCAAGGGCAAGATACTCCGCAATGCAGGAGCGCAGTCTCGGTATCGGGGCAATGGGTTATCACAGTTACTTGCAGAAGCACAGAGTTGCATTTGAATCTCAATATGCAGGGGAGTTGAATACAGCAATATTCAAGGATATTCAATCTAAGGCTATCGTCGAGTCCATGCAAATTGCTGTAGAGAAAGGCGAGGCACCAGATATGGTAGGCACAGGTCGTAGAAATGCTCACCTATTGGCTATCGCCCCAAATGCTAACAGCTCGCTGATCGGCGGTACTTCACCGTCTATTGAGCCGTGGAAAGCAAATGCGTTTACGTCTCGAACCAGAGCCGGATCGCACCTGACCAAGAATGTGTATCTTGAGGAAGAGCTTGAGGCGTGCGGTCATAACACCCCTGAGGTTTGGTCGTCTATCATCACAGGGGGTGGTTCTGTACAACACCTAGACTTTTTGTCTGATAATATTAAGGATGTTTTCAAGACTGCTATCGAGATTGATCAAGATGTGATCGTAAAGCAAGCCGGAGACCGTCAAGCATACTTATGTCAGGGTCAATCGCTAAACATCTTCTTCCCAGCGGGTGCGGATAAAAAATATTTACACGAAGTTCACTTTAATGCTTGGCTTTATGGCACAAAAGGGTTATACTACTTAAGAACAGAAACATCTAACAAAGCCGAGAATGTCTCGACGAAGGTTGCGCGCGACAGACTGGCTGAATTTAACGATACTAGCGCAGAGTCACAAGACGATTGCATTAGTTGTCAAGGATAAGGGGATAGAATTGGACGTATTAATTTACAGTAAGAGTAATTGCCCATTTTGTGTGAAAGCAAAACAATGGTTTGAATCGCACGGCTACAAGTACACTGAGATTGTGTTAGATGATACCGAGCAAAGAATGGCGCTTTATCAGAAGATCGGCGGCGCTAAATCAGTTCCGCAAATTTTCATTGACGATAAGCACATTGGCACCTATGACGATTTGAAGGCTATGGCACATACGTTGGTCAAGAAGCAAGGCGGATTGATGACCTTCTCTGAAACATACAAGCCGTTTCATTATCCTTGGGCGGTTGATATTACTACACGCCACGAAAAGGCGCACTGGATTGAAGATGAAATTGACCTTTCAGAAGATGTAACTGATTGGAAAATGGGTAAAATGACCGAAGTTGAGAAAGACTACACTACCAATATTCTGCGTTTGTTTACGCAATCTGATGTTGCTGTTGGTCAGAACTACTACGATCAGTTTGTCCCCAAGTTCAAGAACAATGAAGTTCGGAATATGCTTGGTTCGTTTGCTGCGCGCGAAGGTATTCATCAACGCGCATATGCTCTGCTGAATGAGACTCTCGGGCTATCTGATGCTGAATATCACGCATTCCTCGAGTACTCGGAAATGGCTGATAAGATTGACTTTATGACCGAAGCCGATCCTTCTACAGTTCGTGGTCTTGGGCTGTCACTTGCTAAATCTGTATTTAACGAAGGCGTTGCGTTATTCGCATCATTCGTTATGCTACTCAACTTCCAGCGTTTCGGTAAGATGAAAGGTATGGGCAAGGTTGTAGAATGGTCAATCCGAGACGAGTCAATTCACGTTGAGGGTAATTCCAAGCTATTTAAAGCGTATTGTGCCGAGCATCCTCGTATCGTTGACGAAGACTTTAAGAAAGACATTTATGTCATGGCTCGAAAAGCTGTTAAGCTGGAAGATAAGTTTGTTGATCTGGCATACAAGATGGGCGAGGTTGAAGGGCTTGACGCTGCAGAAGTGAAGCAATACATTCGCTATATAACTGACCGAAGATTGTTACAACTAGGCTTACAGACAAACTTCAAGGTAAAAGAGAATCCGCTGCCTTGGTTGGAGTGGGTATTGAATGGCGCTGACCACACAAACTTTTTTGAAAACAGAGTTACTGAATATGAAGTAGCAGGTTTGACTGGTGGTTGGGACGATGCATATGGGGAAGAATCATGATGGACGAAATTACATACGAAATCACTTGTGATGATTGCGGTAGTGAATATGAGTTAATTCAAACTGTTGACCTAGACACCGAAGGCGAAACGCCGATCTACTGTCCGTTCTGCGGCGCTCTTCATGAAGAAGACGATCTAGATCAAGATGATGAAGAATATGAATTAAACTTGCTTGACGAATTAGACTTTGATGTGGACTAAAAATGGCTACAGTATATGATAATCCATGGGTATATAAAGGTCGTCCTTTTGACCCTGAAGAAGAAGAACTGAAGAACTGGGTGGGGTTTTGTTATCGAGTGACTGAACTTGATACAGGGATAGCGTATATCGGCAAGAAGTTCTTTTGGAAGCCGAAAACCTTGCCCGTCACCAAGTCGCGAAAGCGTAAAGTAAAGACCAAGGTGCAATCTGACTGGAAGAAGTATTTTGGTTCAAGCGACAAGGTAAAGCAATTGGTTGAAAGTGGGATCCCGTTTAAACGCGAGATCCTACAGCTTTGCCGAACTAAGGGCGAATGCTCATATTTTGAAGCTAAAATGCAGTTCGAGTATGATGTACTTTTGCGTGATGATTTTTATAATGAATTTATTGGGCTAAAATTGCATAGCAAGCACATTAGCCAATTGAAGGAAGACTATAACAATGAGCGAGAAAGTTAAATTATTCATTGGCACCTCTGCTAATGGTGAAGACGCACTCATAGAAATGGCGTATGAGTACACACTCCGCAAGAATAGCGATCGTGATATTGATATTGTTTGGATGCGGAAAACAAACGACGAGGCGTCTTTTTGGCACGGTTTTGCTGACGAGAACTGGTCAACGCCGTTCTCGGGATTCCGTTGGGCTATCCCCGAATACTGTAATTATGAAGGTCGCGCTATCTACACCGATGTTGATATGCTAAACTTCTCGGATATTGGCGAGTTGTTTGATATGGATATGGGCGATAAATGGGTTCTTGCTAGGGACGGAAAGCGTTTCGGCGGTAAAGAGTTCTGTGTAATGGTATTCGATTGTGAGAAGTTCAAAGGGACAGTGCCTCCGGCTGTTCAATGGAAAGGTGTGCCTTCTGCCCATCACCAATTTATCAATGAATTTGTAGCCAATAGCGGCGCTTTGGTTGGCGATCTAGACCCTGCGTGGAACAGCCACGATGGCGACATAATTCCTTTCAAACAGTTACACTTCACCCATATGCCGACTCAGCCTTGGGAGCCGAGTTGGTTCACAGGAGAAATTGAGCGCCACCCAAACGAGAACTTTATTGATCTGTTCCACAATGCGGTAGAATGTGCC